CAATCTGGAAACAACGCCGCTCTGGGTGCAGTGGGGCATGTATGCGTCCATCGCCGCCAGCTTTGGCATCCGCACAATGAAAGGGTTGAAGAAATGACATTTAAACTATCAGCACGCAGCCGCGATAAGCTGTCAGGAGTGGACGAGCGCATGGCGGCTGTTGTCACCAGCGCAATCCATAGAACCAAGATCGACTTCGGCGTCATCTGCGGGCTTCGCACCATTGAAGAGCAGCGCGAGCTTGTGAAAAGTGGCGCATCGCAGACGATGAAGTCGAAGCACATAGACGGTCTTGCCGTCGATCTTATGGCCTATGTTGGCCCGCGTGGATCGTGGGAGCTTAATCTGTATGACGATATAGCCGACGCGATGGCAGAAGCTGCGCGTGAGGTAGATGTGCCAATCAGGTGGGGTGCCGCGTGGACTGTTGCAAATATAGCACAGTGGGATGGCACGATGGAAGACGCCATGAACGACTACATCGACACTAGGCGCGGGCAAGGCAGAAGGCCTTTTATCGACGCCCCGCATTTTGAGCTGATGGTCTAACCTAGCATCGCCTCAATGCTGTCATCCATAGCCTGCCGCGTAAAATCGGCAGGCTTTATGCGTACTGTTTTGCCGCTTGGCGCGGCGCGCAGTATAAACAATCGTATATCCAGCGCCACATACGCAAATATGTGCGCATCGCCGTTTGCGCGTGTGAACATGTAGCACGGTTTTCGTTTACGATCACCGCGTGGCTCAAGGGTCGCCTTGACCTGCATGGTCAACAGCTCGCCGCTGGCCGACTTAACCCAGAGGTCATCGTCCTGCATATCTACCCGATGGCAGCGTATCCCGCGCTGCTCTAGCTCGGCGGCGACGAGAAACTCGCCAGCACGACCGACGTTTATACTGTTGGCCACGCGCGCAACATACTGCATTTAAACGATTTTATATAGAGGCGAAAAAAAGTTTCCAATGGGTGCATTTTTTGCTTGCACCGTGCTGTGGTAACTGTATGTTAACAATATAAGCAACGGAGGAAAGAAAATGTTTTTAAGAATGACCAGCATCGAATTTAACACCGCAAACATCATCGTTGATTTTGGCGACGATTGCTACGCAGTGCAGCACGAAAACGGAAACGTAGGCATCTATGCGAAAGACGAAGAAGATTTATTGCAGATCAGCGATCGTTTAATCCGCAACCCAAATAAAACTGGTGAGCAGATTGCAAAGGAAATGTGGGGTAAATAATTGACGCATCGCGGGCAAGCGCTGCGGCGCTTGCTAGCCGTGCGCCAAACCGGCCACGAAACTGAATCGGAGAAACCAAAATGAACCTTACGCATACACATCAATTCTTAATCACGCACATCACCGACAGCGGCACAGGCTTCGGCGTGCGCACCGACAACGGCGAGAGCGTACACATCTCGCCGCGTCTGCTGGAGCAGGCGCACGCAAATCTCGACGACATATGCACCGGCATCATCGTGCAGAACGCCGTCGAAGAGCAGCGCGAGCGCACGCCGTGGGTTGCCGCCTACGTTCAGGAAAGACGCGCAGCGCGCGACGTGCTGGGCTTGGCGACTGACGTGCCAGCAGAGGCCGTACAAGCTCCCACGGAGAAGCCTAAGCAGGTCGATTGGGCTGACGTCCAGCGGAGGATCCTTGCGATGCTCCAGAGCGACGACGTCACCTACTGCGAGACGGCAGACATCGCTGACGTCGTTGGCGTTGAGCCGCGCAAGCTGTCGCAGCATCTCGAAAACATGCACTCACGCGGCGAGATATGTCGAGCCCATGTAAACCAGCGTGCAAACCAGCAGCGCGCAACCTTGGTGCTGTGGAGCATCAACGCGGATGTGTACAAATGATCTGCGCGACCTGCGACGGAACCGGCTTCATCGAGCTGCCGCGTTTCGTCAACACACCGGACAGCGACGCGTGGACAACGGTGCGCTGCCCAGAATGCCAAGACGAAGACGACTTCGACTGGCGCAACGAAGAGGAGGAAGAGTAATGACTAAGTGGACACAAGACATCATCATCGCCGCAGCGATTGCTGCGTCGGTGCTGGGCTGGATCGGCGCTGTAAGCGCGGGGTGGATGTGATGACACCACGGCAATCGCGTAAAGCCTTTCAAAAGGCCATTGCAAAGGAAAAAAAGAAAAACCGCGTAGTCCATGTGCGCCTTGAGCATGATGATTGGTGCGGGGTTTTCTCTGGCTCTGAATGTCACTGCAATCCAGTCAGGTGCATTTTGGATCAAGACCTAAAAGTAAAGCATAAATTCTATAACTGCGGTTTTTATGATGGTGTTAGCTTTGCGGCTGAACATGAAGGTGGGTTTAAAGATGACCCTAACTGAACCCGTCTTCATGGCTTTCGTGATATTCTCGTCGCCGGACGAGTGCAAAGCGTTTGCGAAATACTACGACTTAGCGCGGATCTTTGAGCCGCAATGCGTTGAGATGGGCGGCGAGGCAGACTACCGCCGCCCGTGGCCCGACGTCAGACCACAACCACGGCCAACACAGGAGAACGAAAATGGCTAAATGGGATCTTACCAAACTGGAAAACAGCGCAAGCGTTGGCGCGCATATCGACGAGGACAGCAGCTCGCCGACGCAGCCAACGCCGCAGATGATTATTATGTCGATCAGGCGCAAGGCAGACATCATGCGTATGGACGCTGCGCGCAAGCCGGAGCGCCGCACAATGAAGCAGCGCGCCGAGGAGATTATGGCGCTCTGCGAGATGCTGGAGAAGCGGCTATGACGGAACACATGACACCGCTGGAGCGTTGGAAAGAATTGGCGATCATCGAGAACGCGCGCATGAAGCGCAGGCTGATTGGGCGCGATGACATGCACGCGTATGCCCACAAGCCGTGGCCGCTGGAAAAGCTGCGCAAAGAGATCAAGCGCTGCCTGAGCAGGCATGGCGAGCTGTCGGTGGGCGACTTGTGCAGCATGATCGAGCAAGACGCCGTGCATATCGACATTGGCCTGAAGACCATGCGGGAGCGGCGCACGATCATCAAAACGTCGTTCATCGAGGGCCAGCAGCTGTACCGGCTGCGCACGCAAGAAGAGTTCGCGTTTTAAGCGGGAAAAGTTTGCGGAAAACTATTTTTACTTTTTCGCAAACTATTTTGCTTTAGGGGGTTGCAATCTCCTGATGTTAACATTATGTTAACAGTATAACAAATGGAGGTACTACCAAATGACTAACTCAGTTTCAAAAACAATCAGCACCACAAACAACTTGGGCCAAAAATCACCTTTAACTTTTCGCGCAGTATCTGGCACTGGCGACAAGGCAGACTTCTGGGTTGTTACCGTTAGCATGAAGAACCAGCCAAACGCCGAAAGATCAATCAAGCACAAGTCTGATTTCCCAACCGCCATATCAGCTCTTGAGAGCTTTGCGACTTGGTGCGGAGTAGGCACAGAGTTTAAAGATCACATCGCAAACGAAGTTTTGCAGCAAGTGGTTTCAAGCTAAGCAACGGGGGCTACGGCCCCCTCTTGCACAATGTTAACGCGGCGTTATAGTGGCCGGATCAACGGAGGTAATTATGAACACTGAGATGAAACAACTTGGCTCGCGGATCGACGCCAAGGTATTCGAGGCGCTGCGTGACTTGTCCAAGGAGAAGCGCATAAGCATGGCGTCGCTGACGCAGATGGCCATCCTGCGCCTGCTGGACGAGCATGGTGTGGACGTGCAGCGTGGATGATGATTTCACACTGACGCCGGAGCAGCATGCTGAGATGTCAGCGGTTGCCAGCAATACGATGTCCGAGGCAAACGCGCTGATGCGTGACATGATGGCGATCACCGAGCGCACCGAGCTGCCGGATCTCGCCAAGGTGTACGCGCTGGGCGCTGCGCTGCAATCTGTGATCGGCTTTATGCGTGAAAACGATTGCGACGTGCAGGACGCGATTGCGATGACCATGGGGATCATATTTGAGACATACAGCACGCCCGATAAGGAGGACATGCATTGAGCATTGTAACGTGTGGCATAGATTGCGGCTACCGCACAGGCGGCGTGGCGCTGGTCGGTGAAAACTGGTCGGAGGTGCATGACCTGCCCGTCTACAGCGAGGGCGGCGTTGACGTCGTGGCGCTGATGGATATTCTCACGTCTGTGGATCGGCTCGATCACATCTGGATCGAGAAGCAGCAGGCGATGCCAAAGCAGGGCGTCAGCTCGACGTTCAAGCTGGGGTATGCGTTTGGCCAGATCACGACGACCGTGGCGCTGTCGCGCACGCGCTACACTATGGTGACGCCGGTCGTGTGGAAGCGGGCGATGAACCTGCCAAAGGATAAGGACGCGGCGCGTAGGATGGCGCAGCAGTGGTTTCCCGACAGGGCGAGCGAGCTGAAGCGCAAGAAAGATGAACATAGAGCAGAGGCGCTGCTGATAGCGCTGTATGGAAGGGGAAAGGCGTGAACCGCTACAAGGATTTCGTCAACAATTTAAAAATTGTTTACGACGAAAAAAGTGACGAACACTTTCTCAACATTGGCTCGGCATTTTTTGATGCTGATACAAGTAAGTTTAGCAGAGAAGAACAAGATCAAGTTTGGATGTGCCACATGTTTTTCGCTCAAATGGGTAATGAGTGTCAATTTTTAGACGGTGTGAAAAGTTTTTCTGGAGAGCATTTTGAAGCATTGCCAGAAAATTTATGGAATAAAAGCGGGGAAAATACATGACCATATCAACAACCATGTCCAACGAGGAATACCACCTGAGCGACGCGCTCAGCGCCTCTGGGGCCAAGACAATCGCCATGAAGTCGCTGGCGCATTACAAGTATGCCGAGCGCAAGGAAAGCAGCGCATTCGACGTCGGCACGGCCACGCACACGCTGGTGTTTGAACCGCAGCACGCAAACACCGTATGGTGCGGGCCGGAGACGCGGCGCGGCAAGGATTGGGCGCAGCACAAGGCAGAGGCCGACGCCAATGGCGCGCTGCTGCTGACGGAAGGCGATTACAAGATCGCCGTGGACGCGGCAAACGCGGTGCGCAGCAATAAGGAGGTGGCCAAGCTGCTATCCGGCGATCTGGTCTGCGAGGCCAGCATATTCGCGAAGGACACGCAGACGGGCGTGGACATGCGATGCCGTCCAGACGGCTGGCGTCGTGATATCGGGGCGCTGATAGATTTGAAGACAACCATAGCTCCAGACCCCGAAGGCTTCAGCAAGCAAGTGGCCAACTTCGGGTATCACATACAGGAAAGCTTTTACCGCAGGACGATGGGCCTGATCGGGGAGGAGATCGACAGGTTTATCTTCATTAGCGTGGGCAAGGAAGCGCCTTACCCCGTTGGTGTTTACGAGCTTGACTGGCGCACGCTCGCAGAGGGCGACGCGGCAGTTCAACACGCGCTGGAGCAATATGCGATAGCGCGTAATACGGGCGTCTGGGATTACGGGTATGGGGAGCTGCAAACGCTCCAGATACCGCGCTGGGCGTTCAACTTCACCGCGTCACACGGCGCATAACACAGGCACACAACGTCAGGAGACAAACATGCCAATATCATTCGGAGAATCATCAGACGCGAGCGGCGCGTATATACGGGTCAACCTTCCGCAAAACCGCTGGACGGTTAACAAGGGCGGCGACCCCGAAGCCATCGACATGGCCAAGGGCATCGCAATCGACATCGCCAACGTCAAGTTTGGGTGGCTCAAGATCGCCGTCGGAACGCGCGACTGGCAGGAATGGCCATCGCCATCGCAGCCGCTGCCAAAGCCGACCGAGACGGACGCGGAAGGCAAGCCAGCGTATAAGCAGGGCTTCGACGTGGACTGCTGGATGTCGGACGGCACCAAGGCGCAGTTCAGCAACAACTCATACGGCACGGGGCAGTTTATCGCCAAGCTGTACAACCAAGCGGAAAACGCGCCAGAGTTTGCGCAGGGCATGGTGCCGGTCGTCAGCGTCACGACGTCCACGCCTGTCGTAGTCGGCAAGGGAACGTCATACGATCTGGGCTTTGCCATATCCAAGTGGATTGCGAAACCCGCAGACAGCACGCCGCCTAAGCCGGAGCCGGTGCCAACCGCAGCGGCACCAGTATCGAGCGTTGTAGACGCAGACGATTTCGGCTTCTAGGATAACAAGTTCCACGCCTGCTCCGGCGGGCGTGGTTATAACAAAAGTTAAAACGGGAGAGCGGGATGAGCGTAAACTATTTTCAGAAGGTACGGGAAAGCGTCGTTTCCGAGATCGGCATGGCTCCGCAGGGGCGTCGCAACGAGGCGCTGAACCTAGCGGCATACGCGCTGGGTCGGCACGCGCACATGGACGCCAGCAACATAGACAGCAGCGTCATAGACTTGCACACGGCTGCCAAGGCAATCGGGCTGCAGGAACACGAGATAAAGGCAACCATTGGCAGCGGGTTCAAGCGGGGCAGCGAAAACCCGAAGACGCTGGAGAACGATGACGCGATGCCGTTTCAGCCGAGCGAGATGGATCGCCTGATCGTGCGCTTGGCCAGCAAGGATCTGCTGATCCGCGACGAGGAAACGCGCGCCGAGAAAATCGCAAAGGCGCAGGCAGCGTGGGAGCGCAGCGTGCCGATATCGCGCGAGAACAAGGACGCCGTCAGACCGGCGCTGCTGTACCTGAACAATCGCGGGATGCGCGCAGGCGTGGCAGAGGGCGTCGCGCGGTTCAGCCCCAGCTTATACGATGGGCCAGCGATACTGTTCCCAGCGACCAACGCCGAGGGCGACGTCTGCGGCGTGCAGTCGGTGCTGCTGACGCCAGACGGGAAGAAGCGCGAGCATAACAACATCAACAAGTATTCACGCGGATCACTGGTCGGCAATGCCATGCGGATCGGCGACCAGCACGAGGGCGGCGCGATCATATTGGTCGAGGGGCCAGAGGATGCGCTGAGCGTGCGCCAAGCGATCATGGGCCATGTGGAGGCGACAATCGTCTGCACGTTTGGCAAGTCGGGCATGAAGACGTTTAACGCGCCACGCGCATCAGACGTCACGATCTGCGCAGACCCCGACTTAGACGTGGAGGCGGTTGCAGACGTGCTGCGCGGCGACGGCAGCACCGACGTCCACGTCGTGCGCTTCGACGCGCTGGGCGTGGAAAACGTAAAGGATGCCAACGACTACCTGCAGGAAGCCGGCGCGGAGAAGCTGCGCGAGGCGCTGGCGCTGGCGAAGCCGGTCGAGGAAGTGAAGCAGGAGCGCATCGCAGGCGAGCGCCAGTGGCCAACCGCATACGAGCCAATAGATCCCGCGAGCATACCGGCGCGGCGGTGGATCTACGGGCAGCATTACGTGCGAGGCCACGTCAGCGTGCTTGCCTCGGCGGGCGGCGTCGGGAAGACGTCTCTGCAAATCGTGGAGGCGCTCGCAATCGGAACGGGCAAGCCGCTGCTGGGTGAGGCCATACACGAGCCGTGCAAGGTGTGGATCATCAACCTTGAAGACCCGCTGGAGGAGATGCAGCGACGCCTTGCGGCGGCGATGCTGCACTACGGCGTCACCGCCAAGGAAATACGGGGGCGCTTGTTCCTCGACGCCGGCAGGAGCTTGAACATGGTGTTCGCCAATCAGGGGCGCGACGGGATCGAGGTGAACGACGAGATGCTTGACTACATGGCGGCCAAGATCAAGGAGAACGACATTGGCATGGTGATGATCGACCCGTGGGTCGGCGCAAACCAGATCAACGAAAACGACAACGTGGCCATGAACGCAGCCGTCGGTGCCGTGCGTAGCGTCTGCGACGAGACAGATTGCGCCGTGGCGCTGGTGCATCACATCCGCAAGGGCAACGGCGACGAGGCGACCATAGACAGCGTCAGGGGCGCGGGGTCGCTGATCGGGGCGGCGCGTGCGGCGCGGGTCATCAACAAGATCAGCGCGGAAGACGCGCAGAAGCTGGGCGTGTCAGAGGCTGAGAGCCTCGGCATATTCCGCGTGGATGACGGCAAGGCAAACTTGGCACCGCCAGCAGCCAAGGCGGTCTACCGGCGCATGGTGGGCGTGCAGCTGCCAAACATGGAATATGTCGGCGTGGCCACTGAATATGCGATGCCGGATCTATTTGACGGCGTGTCGGCGCGCGACGCGATGAAGGTGCAGCGCGCGGTGGGCGAAGCGGAAACGCAGGGCGAGCCGCTCCGCGCAAACGTGCAGGCCAAGACGTGGGTCGGCGTCACGGTGGCAGACGTGCTGGGGCTAGACTTGGAGAAGCGACACGAGAAGGCGAAGGCCAAGGCAATCGTGGGCAAGTGGATCGAAAACGGCGTGCTGCGCAAGACGTCTGCGCCAAGCAAGCGTGACGGCAGGGAGGTGCCGTGCGTGGTGGTGGGTGAATGGATAACGGGAGAGGAGGCTGGGGTATGATGGCCAGCGAAATGGAGGGCGTTGGGGGCGTGGTATCTGGAGGCGTTTCCGCACGTTCCGCACTTACCGCACCTGCGGTGCGGCGTGGTGCCGAGGGTGCGGTAAATACGGCAAGAAATCTTCCGCCGCACCACTTGCATATATATATGCAAGGTGCGGAGAGAAGTGCGGGCGTATTTATTCAAGGTGCGGAGATTGTTTTGATGGGGATGCTTAGGGGGCGCGGTCATGGTTAAGCATAAAGGGCGTCGGCCTACGGCAAAGCAGATAGCGGCAAAGGGAACGTTCACGGTTGGTGAAAGGACGGAGCCTGTACCGGCGGCAGTCTGGGGTCAGCTGGAGCCGCTGGATCGGGTGGCGAGGGAAATGACGGAGCGGTGGGGTGACACGCTGCCGTCGCTGGTCACGCCGGATCTGGCGGGCAAGTTCGAGGCAGCCTATGAGGCGCTGAAGCAGGCGGTCGTGGAGCGTGATGTCGTCAGGACGAACAAGATCGCCACGCAGCTCATGGCTGGGTGGAAGCGCATGGAAGCGGAAGCGGAGGGCGCGGGGCATAAGCCGCTGTCGCCGCACGCGTGGTGCGTGGAGGTGGAGGGCGGTCAGATCGTGTGCTTCGCAAGGCAGGGATGCGCGGAGCTGCGCAAGCGGTATCCGCAGTGGGTGGTCTACTCGTTCGAGGATGCCGCGTGCATACTGAAGCAGCACTTCAGCGAGGCGTTTCTACAGAAGGCGTTTGAGGCGTTCCCCAATGCGAAGGTGACGCGTGTGGTGGATGGAGATGGCAACGATAACATAGAGGATGATATACCATGGTAACGAGGGAAGATATTTTACGCACGGCGGGTGAGCTTATCACGGGCGACAGGCAGCGGACGTATGGCTCCGCAAAGGCGTCGCACGCGACCATCGCTGGCATGTGGTCAGCGTATCTCGGCGTGGACGTGACGGAGGTGGACGTGGCGGCGATGATGGTACTGCTCAAGGTATCGCGGTCGCGGTCAAGCGATCACTCGGACAACTGGGTGGACGTGTGCGGTTACGCTGCGATAGCGGGCGAATTGGAGGCGTCAGGTGGGTAGGGTAGCCTGCGAGGCGTTTAGGCGTCTCACAGCGGCTCTACGGGGGCGTGAGGGCGTGTTTAGCCTCTGCGGCAGACACGCCGACGCTCAGACGCCCGCGCGCGAATACGCATTTTTTACCAAATGGTCAAATATTGCGATGTCGCAGCGCAGCAATATCGCCAGCGATACAACCATAGATAGGTGTAAAACGCTAACATGCTGATATCGTTACATAATAAATTTAACATAATAACGATTATGCGATTCCAGCTGCAGATCCTGACCGTCTGGTCAGGTTTACCCCCCCCACTTCGCGCTCAGGCGGGAGCGTGTGTGTATAGAAAAGCGCACACACCCCCGCACCCCCTACGCGCTTGCCATACCCATGGTCCCGCGCTAAAATTTCCCGCGTACAAGGAGAAACGCAATGGCAGGCAAGGCGTTACGCAAGCGCATATTGACGGAGGTCGCCTCCAACGGCGGCGCAGATTGGCTGTTTGACCAGATCGCGTCCGGCGTCACCGTAGCCGAGTTGGCACGCCAATACGGCTGCACGCGCAGTTATGTTAGCAGGAGCCTGAACAGCGTGCCTGAGTATGCGGCTGCGCTTGGCAAGGCTCGCGGCGAGGCTGCGGATGCGCTGGTGGAGCAGGGCTTGGAGATGGTTGACGGGTTGAGCGGCGCCAGCAGCCCGACGGAGATTGCCGCCACGCGCGAGAAGGTGCAGTGGCGCAAGTTCATGGCTGGCTCGATGAATCAGGAGCGCTACGGCACGCGCCCGCAGAGCAACGTCACGCTTTCCATTGGGGATTTGCACTTGGACGCGCTGCGCAAGTTTAGCGCCGACATGAAGCGCGTGAACAGCGACGCCGAAGCCGCCACGATTGACGCCGAATATGTGGAGGTGGTTGATGAGTGAAGCCAACCCGTTTGACGACTTCGTTGTCGAGTATTACGACGACCCCGTGCGCTTTGTGCGCGAGGTGCTTGGCGCATCCCCGCTGCCATATCAGGCCGAGTTCCTCTCTGCCATTGCGTCGGGCGAGCGCAAGATCAGCGTGCGCTCTGGGCACGGCACCGGCAAGTCGACGTCTGCCAGCTGGGCGATGCTGTGGTTTCTGTTTCTGCGTTTTCCGAATAAGGTTGTTGTCACCGCGCCTACATCTGGCCAGCTCTTTGACGCGTTGTTCGCGGAGATGAAGCGGTGGATCAACGAGCTGCCGGATAATCTGAAGGACATGGTCACGGTGAAGTCTGACCGCGTTGAGCTGACGGCGGCGGCCAGTGAGGCGTTCATCTCGGCCCGCACGTCGCGCGCGGAGACGCCGGAGGCGCTCGCCGGCGTGCATAGCGAGCATGTGCTGCTGGTCATTGACGAGGCGTCAGGTGTGCCGGAGAAGGTGTTTGAGGCTGCTGCGGGCAGCATGTCGGGCCACAGCGCCACCACGGTGCTGCTGAGCAACCCCACGCGATCCTCTGGCACGTTTTACGAGAGCCAGACGCGCCTCGCCGGCAGCTGGTGGACGCGACGCTGGTCGTGCGTTGACAGCCCGCTTGTCAGCGACGAGTTCGTTGACGAGATGCGCGCGCGCTACGGGGAGGAGAGCAACGCGTTTCGCATCCGCGTGCTTGGCGAGTTTCCGCTGGCAGATGACGACACGATTGTGCCGTACCACTTGGCCGAGGCCGCGATGCGGCGCGACATCGAGGTTGCGCCCAACACGCGCGCCGTGTGGGCGATTGATCCTGCGCGCTTTGGCACCGACCGCACCGCGTTCTGCAAGCGCGAGGGCAGCGTGATTACGGAGATTAAGTCGTGGCGCGGGCTTGATCTGATGCAGACCGTTGGCCGCGTGATGGCTGAGTATGATGCGCTGCCACCGTCGCAGCAGCCCAGCGAGATCCTTGTGGATAGCATTGGCATAGGGTCGGGCGTCGTGGATCGGATGCACGAGCTTGGCGCTCCCGTGCGCGGCGTGAACGTGGCCGAGGCACCGTCGATGAAGGAGACGTATAACAACTTGCGCACGGAGCTGTGGTTCAAGTGCAAGGCGTGGCTCGAGGATCGTTCGTGCAAGCTGCCCAACGACGACGAGCTGCTGTCTGATCTCACTGGCATCCGCTACGCGTTCACGTCTTCTGGGAAGATGGCTGCCGAGAGCAAGGACGCCATGCGCAAGCGCGGCCTGCGCTCGCCGGATCTTGCTGACGCCGTGTGCCTGACGATGGCGTCAGACGCGGCAACGGCCCTGAGCGGGCCGATGTCACGTTGGCGTGGTGCGCTCAAGCGCAATTTGCAGGGGATTGCTTAGGGCTTGTGCCAGTAGCCGTAGACGCAGCGTTTGCCGCCCCGCGAGCAGTCGTGCGTGTCGTGGATGACGCCGTCGATCACGGCAACTGCGTGGCGCGACACGTTGCAGACCAGTCGGCCTGACGGCAATTCGTCGGCCTTGAGGTGGGTGTTGCAGCCGCTGCCGATTTGCATGGTGGCTGTCCAGACGAAGCCAAGCTCAAGCATGTAATCCTTGAACCACTTGCGTGTGGTATAGATGCCGTTGCGCGCTGAGCGCGAACGCTTGG